TTACCAACGGTCGGGTGTACTTAGGTCTTCCACATATGCATCACACTTCTCTGCAGGTTCCAACTTGAATAACTTCTCCCAGTCAATCTGGTGTGGGTCGAAGTCACCGAACACTGATAGATCTAGAGTGACCCTATAACGCTGCTTCTGTGCTTGTTGATATGCAACTGACATAAGTTCGCTCCTGTGTGTTATGAGAGTACTCTAAGTCTTGTGTGCAAAAATGTCAAGGTCCTGGGGAGTATTTATGGGCGGGTGTGGATTTTTGTGCGGGGATTGTGAGGATTTTATGACCTTGGAGTTGACAAAAGTGCGGTCCTTATGTTATGCTCGGTAAGACCACAAGCACCCAGCACATTTATAACGACATAAGCAAAAGGCATCAGCACATTTATAACGACATAAGCAAAAGGCATCAGCACATTATAAAGGTTTTAGCACACATACCTCAGCACATTATAAAGGTTTTAGAGACGATTAGAAGGACAATATATCACTCATAAACCATACTTTTCCACAGTTTCAACATACTTTTCCACAGGGTTGTTAATAACTATTATCATTTAATCTATTCTTAAATATAAATAACGCAAGTATATTTTTCATCAATTTAATGGCATACATCTATACGATTACCAACCTTGAGAATAGCAAACTCTACGTGGGAAAGACTACACAACCCAACCCATATGATAGATGGAAGCAACACCTACAAAACGCAAGAAGTAAGGATAATTTAGAAGAGGACAATTCGGTTCACTCTATGCCTATTGTTCGTGCCATATGTAAATACGGAGCAGACAACTTTAAGTTTAGAGTATTGGAAGAATGTAACGATGATGATGTTAATGAACGTGAAACCTTTTGGATAAACAAACTTGATACTTGTGGTAAGAATGGATATAACATTACGTTAGGTGGTGATGGTGTAAAGAAACCAAAAAAGTATTGGGCAAATCATCCACATTCTAAACCTGTGAGTTGTTATACATTAGAAGGTGAATGGGTTAGAGACTATGAAAGCGTAGGAATTGCTGCTGATAGTTGTGGCAATAAAAAGGGAAAATCGCCAATTATATTTTGTATCAAAGGCAAAACATTTCAAGCACTTGGATATAGATGGGCATGGAAAGGTGAGCAACCAAAAGTAGTAGAAAACAGAGTGAATGTTCGTGGTGTTGTATATGGTATCAATCCAACATTAGGACGTAAAAAGATGTGGAAGTCACAAGCAGATGCAGCAGAAGAAATATCTGGAAATCGCAAAAGAAATGCTAATCTTTTACTTTCAATACGCAGTCCTGACAATAACAAATTACAAGCATCTGGATGGTATTTGTTTAGATCAAAACCAACAGATTGGACACCAGCAACAAAAGCACATTCAATAGAACACTATAAAAAAATTGCTGCAATTAGCAACGAAAAAAGAAAGAAACCCGTCTATGGTGTAAGTATTAAAACTAACGAAATCGTGGAGTTTAGTAGTATGAGTGAGGCATCATTCTTTATCAAAGGTAATGGTAACTATAGTGGCGTTGCTAACATCAAAAATAACATTCAACGTATAAAAAATGGACAAACTTGGTGTAATGCTTATGGTTACAAATGGTACGAAAAGACAATAAAAAAGACCCTGTAGATAGAGTCTCTATGTGTATTCAGTCTAGTGCTAATCTGTACCGAGCATAATCCTCTGCATCCTTTCTTTTCTTGAAACGTGCTTCTTCTCCTTCAAACTTAAGAGGCAGATACCTATACTTCTTACCTTCCCTAGTGATAACAGTTCTGGAGAATAGGTGCAGTGAGTAACTACCTTCTTCTGTTCTTTCTGCTTCTTTCTTTACAATAAAAGGCAGAACTTTGTTATCGTTGAATGACTGTTTAGAGAGTAACATGACGGAATTGATTATCAGAAACGAATGATAGGATGATCTACATTAAGAACTGATTGTGCATCAGTCGCAAACACTAACTCAACACCGTGTTGAATATACCCATATTCATCAGGATCGTCATCTACAGAACAAATAGAAACGACCGAATTGAGTTGTTCTTCAGTGAGAGATTGCAGTTGTGAGAGAAGTTCTTTGTAAGTCATTTGTTGTTTTTTGTTGGTATTAGTTGTTAATGAGTTCAGCAGGACTACCACATGATTTATAGAACTCAATCATACGATTTGCTTCCTCTAGTGTAGAGAATGATTGAGTCCTCCACTGTTGTTGATAAGGCGTAAAGTAACGGATGGTGAACATTTAAGGAATGAAGAGTTGTGATTAGTTAAGAGGAAAGATTCAGTTATACCAATGCGCTAAGTTCGCAAGTTCAGATGCAATCTCTTCTACATTATCTTCAGTGAGTTGAGATAACAGTTGATCTACATCTTCATCAGGAACATAGAACAAATTACCATTGATTTCATCAGCGATTTGTTCTGCAAGGGAGAGGCAATCTTGTTGAAGTTGAGTTCTCATACTACTAGGACACTTTGAAGGTGAGTAACTTTTATTCAGTTCAAACGCATACCTGAGAAGAAGGGAATTGGAGCACCTTCGTATTGAATGAACCACTGACCATTCTTCTGAAAGACATACTCACCATCGCAACCATGCACTTTCAGAATAGCATTAAGGCGCGACTTTGTGGTGTTTGATTGATAACCACCATCGAACAATTCAATCCAGGTTTCGCCTATACGAGCGATGAGATTGTTGTAGAGGTAGACATCAGAAACATTAGAATAAGTGATGACTTCAGTGTTATCCTTTTTCCAATCTTGTGATGCAGTGATTGCATCATTCATTTGGCGTTCGATGACTCGCATGGTTAGAGGTTTGGAGGTTTGTTGTGCTTATACTACTAGGACACTTTAGACGATCCTAACTTTAATAGGAACTGATTAGCGGTCCTTGAACATCACAAAACTCTAACAAAAAGTGGTCTAAAGTAATACCAAGACTCTTTGCTTCAGTGTTAAGTTGGTCGTATTGTTCCTGTGAAAGAATGTAAAAATCAGTCTCAATCATGGGGTGTGATAATGTCTGCTACAGTGTGTAATGTGCTTGAGGTTGTGTTGCGAACTCCAGGTGAGAGTATAAACGCAACGATGAAAATGAGGAGGATTGTCTTCACTTTATCAGGTGACTTGAAAGTAAGTCTTTTGGTTGATGCCACTAATTAACCACCACCGTACACATATTCAACAATACCTGCTTCATCAAGTCCTACAGATTCGATGACAGTAAACCTGGCACAATTATCGAACTCATCAGCATGATATTCGCCAAACTCTTTGATAAACAATTCGCGGCACTGTTCTTTAGTCTCAGCAGCAATCACTGCCATGCCAGAGGTATAATCAGAGAGGACGTTGTTGATGATAAACAGTTTCATGATTCAGTCGAAGCGAGAAGATACATCAGGACCAGGATTTTCAAGATGTGCTACACTTTCAGCAACACCTTCAGCAGTTAATGCAAACTGAACTTTTTTACCTTCGTGATAGATGTAAAACACAGATTGCACATAAGGTGTTAGATTGCCTTGCGAATCCCAGGCATTTCGTGTATGTGAAGTCTCAACGATTTCGTAGACTTTAGAGGTGAGAGGTGAAGTGTAAGTGCTCATACTATAGGTACAGTTTCGACGATCCTAACTTTAATTCAAAGTGATGTTCCAATCAATATCTGCATTAAGATTCACCCAAAAGTGATTCTTACCGTTAGCAGAGGTTAGAAACACTTTGTTCCCTTGATGTTGCTCCACAATACATTCATTATTGCGATTCATTAAGTTACAGAAACGATTGTGTGCTTTCTTGCTTTTGGGTGTTACAAATGCAGTCAATTTAGAGTCCATTGATAAAGTCAGCAAGTGCTTCTTTGTATTCTGCTTCAGTCTCAAAGATGCGACCGTGAATGTTACGCGGATAGGTTACATTCTGCTTTCCAGCATCAGCAACCATGCGACAGTCAGATTCATCATAACCCATCTCAATCAGGTTTTGAACGTAAGGATTGTAGTGTGTCATTTGTATCAGTTACCGAAGAAAGCATCAAACTCATCAGCAACAAAATCAATCAATTCATCAGTTGCATCAAGGTCAAAAACGTTGCAGACAAAATCTACACAATCATTCAAATCTGTGTGATTGTTGCACATGAACTCCAGAAGTGCAGGAGTGATGTCGGTTTGGAAGTCAGGAGAAGTGTTGTTCATACTACTAGGACACTTTAGACGATCCTAACTTTAATTCAAAAGAGATTGCGACCGAATTGACCACACAAATAAAATGCCATTCCTTTGTTGTTGAATGTCACATCTGCAAAGGTCAAAGGTGTATAATCGTTACGCTTGGTTTTAGATGCTTTGGTGCGAATCTGAAGCAATTTGTTTGGACCTGTAATCGTGTGCGATGCTTTACCCTTACGATTCACAAATCCTAGTTGGTCAAGTTCAACACCTCGCTCAAATGCAGTGCGAATCTGTTCACAAATGAACTCATAATCCTCACGCAATTCTTGATAATGTTCGGGATGAGTTTCTTCATTCAGAATCTCAGTTCCCACATAATCGTTGTTGCGACTAAAAGCAACATACACAGTTTGCTTCAGTTTCTGTCCAACTTTGCTCTCATCAAATGATACTTGATCCTCGATGATTTCAGACAAACAGTGCTTCAACTGTGTGGCAGCAATAGATTGTCCAACTGTAAAAGTCTTGATCTCTCCATCCTCCAAATCTTTGAGGTCGGAAGAGTTAGGAACTCCCAGCGCAAGTTCTAGTAACTGTCCGCGAGCACCTTTGTTCTTGCCAGGTTTCTCATATACACTGAAATCAGTTACTTTCAGTTTGCCATAAACATCAAGCGTAGTCAGTTTCTGCATCGTGGTTGTGCTCATACTATAGGTACAGTTTAGACGATCCTAACTTTAATTCAAATGAATTAGGACTCTTGTGTTACACTTTCAAGCAAATCATTCAACACCTCTTCATCATACAATTCTTCAATCTCAGATAGAAGTTCTGCCTCCGTGTATTTGTTATACTCTGCAACTAGAGATTCGATGGCAAATGTGACAAGATCATCCATGTCCATACCATCAATAACCATCTCTGCATAAGATTCAGTCAGAGCACAAAGTTGTTCGTTAGTAAGTGTCATTTTGCTTGTGGGATTAGGAAGGGAAATCATTAGTTTTACTGAACTTTGAGTTGATGAACTTGAACGTCGCAGTATTCAGGAGATTTATAGTCTTCGTTGTATTCTAGTTTCATCTCCTCTGCGCGACGATTTGCGTCTTCTTCGTTAGCATACAAACCATAAAGTTCAGATGGTTCGTATTCATCAAGACGGGCAAAGATTCCGTAGACAATCATTTCAAAACAAGGCGATAATCAAGTGATTTGATACACCAACCGTAGGCAGTTGTAATCTCTTCGACTAGATCTTCTTCATCAGATGCTTCCCAGATTTGACCAAAGACTTCCTCATAAATCTCATCTTGTGACTCTACATCAAGTGCTTCATCATCAAGATCATCAGTGAAATCAAACTCAATTTGTAGAACTTGAAATTGCATCATTTGCAGTAGTTAGGGTCAATTTGGCAGAAGCGATCTGCTTGTTGTTCTTGATACTCATTCACAGTAGCATGAGCAGCAAGACCAACGCGAAGACCGAGGGCAAGTGTAGCAATCAAAAAAGCAATTCGCATTTCTAATCAATCAACAACAGAGTAACAAGCAACCCAGGAAGGAATCCCAGAGAGTGATAATGAACCATTGCGGGCATCGCAATAGTCTTGTGCCTCATCTTCAGAGTAGAAAGGTCCAATATACTCTGGAGATTCCAGAGATTCAGACCAGAATCGGACGGTGAAAGTGTTGCTCATACTATAGGTACAGTTTAGACGATCCTAACTTTAATTACTTGAAACTTACGTTGACTCCAACAACTTTTGCGGTAGGATTGCGAGCGAGTGCAGTTTCACGCGCATCTTTTGGGTTGGTTGCTTGTACTTCTTCTTTAAAGACTTTGCCGCCAACGTATAACTCAACGATGTACTTCATGTGTTTGTTTGTATTTTGAAAAAAATTGATAATTTCACTGCAGTGGATGACCTTTGCCCCGTGTGCAGTGAAATTGCAGAAAAATCGGGTTTTTGATTGAGTGGTGGACAGGGTTCTCAGTGAGACTCAAGTGAGAATCACAGGGTCTGCCAGTCTTGTGCCTCTTTGATGTTAGAATCAAAGAACTTTTGAATGATAGAATCAATCACAGGATACCATTCTTCGTTTGCACTTGGGTATCCACATTCTCGTGCTTGATTGAGAAACTTAAGGATGCAAGTTTCTTCATTAGCAGTGAACTTAACACGATTGAAAGTGTAACCGTCAGTCATCAATCATCTCCAAAGTTGTTTACAAGGAAGTCTTCAAGTTCGCAAAGTTCCACCTCATCCAAGGAGGAAATGTAGTTGTGCAAAGTATCTACTAAGACACCATTATTCTTTTGGCAGGTTTCATACAGAAACTCAAAAAGTTGTGTTTTGTTAGTCATCATCAGTTCACCGATTCTTGGTAGATTGACATACCCTTACGCATAGAAATGTAATCACCAATCATCTCACCAACCTGTTCGTAAATGTAGGAAGAACCACCTACATCACAGAGCACATCTTCGGTGAGTTGTTTAGAAAAATGCACTTCATTATCGTTAGCATCGAACTCAAAAACATCCTCTCCAGTGTATATAAACGCAGCACAAGCAGCGTTCTCACCTTGACTCTCAATCAGTTGGTCGATTGAATCACGAAGTTCGGAAAGTGTGCGGAACATAATCAAACAGGGGTAACTTCTACAGAACGGATAAGATTGGTGCGGTCTTGTGCTAGGTAATCATCAGCGATTTTGCCACAAGATGAACGAGACTGAATGAACTTTTCTTCATATAGGTTCTCATCTTCGTCAGGAACCCAATACTCAATCAGAAGGCGATAGTTGTTCATAATCAGCAACCGAAATCGACAGGAATAGATAACCAAATGGCACGATCCGTACCGATTGTAAATTGATTGTCCCAGATAAAATGCGTTGCTTCCTGATTACTCAGATTGCAATGATCCATCAGGTGATTGACTGCTTCCTTGAAAGATGTAAAGCGGAGAGTGTTGTTCATAATCAGTACAGGGGGCAGAAAGAACCACAGAAACGACGAACCCATTGCAAAGTTTCATAATGAGAACGAGGGTGAGACATTACCATGCTTTTGTTAGTTTCAGGGTTGAGAGCAATAGCAACGTATTTGTGGTCACATTCTTGCCATTCAGGTGTAACTTGCTGAATGAACATTTGACGCACAATACCTTCTTTCCAGTTGGTAGTGTAGTGAAAGACTTGATCCATGGTAGTGTTGCTCATACTATAGGTACAGTTTAGACGATCCTAACTTTAATTCAAAAGGATTGACTTACCAAATACCTCTTTGAATGTAGATTTTGCGGACTTCCTGATGCAGAAAATGTCGAAGTTTAGGGTCGGTAGTGTTATCAAAAGCAAGATACAATCGTTTCAGGTATTCATCTTGTGTGGCACCTATGTTACCATCACCACCGATGTCATTGAGTGATGAACCTGCGACAACTTTGCTCTTGCCGAAGTTACCAGACACACGCCCAGTTGTTCTCAGTTTAGGACGAATCTTTGAGAGGTTAGAGTAAGTCATCGGGGAAACTTGTGGTTACAATCAGGGCACACCCAATGATTGATACGATCTTCACCAAGCAATTCAATACCAATCACACGACTATAAAAATAGGGTGGAGAATAGTTTTCCCAGTATTCTTGTGGAATCAGTTTTTCAACCCAATTTGCACCACATTCGGGACAATTTTCAAGTTTTGTGATGTCAGTGTAAGTCATCGTGCAATAATGTCCAGAGTTTCCAATAGCATCATAGAAAGTTCCAACTGACTGAGAGTGAGTTATTTGTATAAATACCCCCCGCTCCAATCTGCATGTTCCAGCAGGTATTCACGATCAGCAATCAATCGCAGGTCATAACGAACACCTTTGGCAGGAGACTTCCATGATGCAGTTTTATACACTTCGCCAGTGTTCTTGTCAATGAAAGCATGAGCAGAGCGTTGTCCACCACCATCAACAAAAATGATTTTGTGATACTTTTTACCAGTCTCGATGGTATAATCAATGTCGCACTTACCAGACTTGAGTTCATCAATCTTGCGCTGATGATAACCAGGAACTGCATCAAATCGCTCAACAGAACGCTGATGAGAACGAATCGAGTGTTGACGATAGTTGTCTTTCAATGCTTCAATCAGCAGCAGAGTATTCTTGAGAACATTCTCTGCGATGGTTTGTTGTGCTTGTGCTTGCATGGTAGGAGTGCTCATCGGCATCTGTTGCGTATGTAAGTATTATAGGGGAAGCACTGCCTCGCTACGGGTCCGTTGTGCCAGTTTGGAAGGTGGCACACTCAACTCCTCCATAATGATTTGTTTTGGTAGAAAGTTCCAGCAATAGTAACTGCTGCTGAATGTAATCTTGTCGTTTGGTCTACCATCAGGGCTATGAAACTTCATCCGCTTATCAAACATTAGTAGTTGCAGATCCTTATCCTTGAACAACTGCTTAGGAGCACTATCATTCAACCAAGTGTTAGTCATAATGAGAGCAAATGGTTTCTCAAATGATAATGCTCGCTCGAAGAACTTGCGCTTGTTTGTAAATGGTGGATTAGATACGATTACATCCCAGTTGTCAGGTTCATAGGTGAGAAAGTCTTGATTATAATTGATATGAGTAAAGACTACCTCATTCTGCTTACTAATCTGTTTGACAAACTCACTATCAATCGTATCAAATGGACACCAAACAACTGCATCTTTAGGGATGTATTTGAGAATTGGAGTTACACCGTAAAACGGAGTGTAACATTCGTCATTGTTACCCTCAGAAAACATCAGTTTTCCACTATCAAGTTGTTTCATCAGTCATTAATATCCCATCAAGATGATCAATTTCGTGTTGTATAATCCTTGCGGTCAAGCCTCTGTGTGTCTCTAAATGTGGATGTCCAGCAAGGTTGCGATATTTAATTGTGATTGAACTATACCTATTCTTTTTGATGAATGTCTCAGGGATACTCAAACATCCCTCTTCATCCATTTCAGTTTCTTCAGAATGAAATATAATTTCTGGATTGATAAGAACTTTGATTGATTGATTATCGGTGATTACAATGATACGCTTGTTAATACCACATTGTGGAGCAGAAAGTCCTACACCATTGTTTTTAACCATTAGGTCAACAAGTGCTGCACAAGTGGTACGAACAGTATCGTCTATTTTATCAATCCGCTTGCTCTTTACTCTTAGAGCTTTGTGTCCCTCCGTCAGTATTTCCATAGGAGTTGTGCAGATTCTTTATATAGTTGGCAATTTGTTGAGTTTCATCCCATTCCCAAATTGTACCATCTTTTTGTGTGTAAGTTCTTACAGTCATACTTTTTCAAAATGTACAGAATTAAATCTACCAGATATACCTTGAAGTGTCAACTTTGTATGCCAGGTATGCACATCGACACGTTCTACAATGTAATGAGTGTTTAAAGTAAGAATGTCCCTAGGATCGTTGTTACCAGCACCCCAGTGAACTTGTTCATCTATTGCACCAATGTATGCAACAGTATCTCCTACTCTAAAACGTTCCATTTTTTTTAAATTAGTTAGAGTTTATAGTTATCCTTTGTAGAATAAGTTTTAGAGTCAGGCCATCCTTCCTGCTGTCCTTTCAAATAGAACCTTGTTGCTCGTACACATTCTTCCTCATTCAGTGCTGTAATGATGCACTTACCATCTTTATCGTATGAATCCCACAACCCATACTTTTTCTCTTCAACATAGAAACAATCGTCAATCATTTCTCGGTTTTGTTTTGTATTTTTTGATTCCAATTGCTGTTGTTCCTTTAAGTTTTTTGACATAGTTTTCTCTGTAATCATCATATGGAAAGTATGCATTATGCTGTAGTTTTCTTTTACCATCCTTTACGAACCATTCTAATGCAAAAGGAAATACTTTATGAAATGGTTGTACTTCTGGTTGTGGATCAATTCTTTTTGAAATCATTTGACTCTTTCAACATTTGAGTAGTCTATGTCATTCCAATGTCTAATTACACCCGCAACAATAAAACAGTTTGTAATCAGATAGGTTGCAAAGATGATAGTTCTTACAATTGAAATGATGTCTGCTTCTTTATCATTCTTCCCGTGTTTTTCACCAAGCGAATAAGACCAGAGTCTCCATATTGTCCTGTGTTTTTTATTCTTCATCCTTTTTCTTGAAGACTTTTTTGTCGCATTCATTACAATATGTAGAGTATCCGTATTTGAAGTTCTTGACTGCTTGAAAATACTCAGAAGTCAAAGGTTTTACTTCATCACACGCTTGGCACTGGTATTCACTTGGGCGTGACAATGATTTCTTTTGCCCCAACACTCTTGACATAAGACTGCCAGGCAAATGCATCATCAAGTTTGAAAAAGACCGCAGACTGTTTAGCATAACCTCTTTGCTTTGGCTTTAGATATGATACTTCATATTTCATTTTTCTTCAAGCGATGTGATCAGATGAAACTCAAAGGTAGGAACAACAACACGTACATCTTTTGATCTGTGTTTACCTTTATGCACAAGAATTGAAATTGATTGTTCACTTACAAAGGCAATTGCGCCAGTAACGTGCTTGTAAGACACTGTAGTTCCTTCAACAAATACCACTCAGATCCTCCATAAAAATGTATTCTTCAGGTTCTTCACCATCTACAACAAACTCAAGATATAGCGCATCAGAGTCGTCAATACGATCATCAGACACTAAAACACACATTCTCTCACTCCAATAAGCATCAAGCTCATCAAGTGATTGCTCTCGGATTTCGTTAATAAAGTCATTCATTGGAAACAAGCCTCAAGTGGTGTCAATTTGGGTTTCATTGATGAGTATGGTGTAGTGTCTCTAATGTCTACTACACTACCAACTGTCTTTGCATTGATTGGAGCGTGGTAGGATTTTGTTTTTGTATTCCAGAATCCCCAGATAGAACGTACAGGAGACCCGTTGTTATAATCAAAACGGTAATGATTGCGGATCCATATTCCAACAACATTCCGTTTGAATTCTTCAAATTCATAACTGTATCCTTTAGGAGCAGTGTGAGGAAACTCAAAGGTCGTCAAGGCGTTCATCGAATTCTTTAATAATTCTAATCTCTTCTTGGAGAGACTCAATCATTCGATACAATTCTTCAATTTTATCTTGATGCATTTTTTTGAGATTTGTCAGCATATTGCCAGCGTGTTGAACGTTAGGTTGAGAACTCATAATCAGGTCGTAAAAGATTCAACAATACGGGATTCTTCTTCATCCACAAGAGCAAAGCGAGGGGCAGCAACTACGCGCTCCATAATTTTACTCTCATATCGGTCATCATAGTCATCTGAGTCTCTCAAAATATCGTGACACTCAACATCATTTTCAGAAATGACATTGATTACGCCACCATACTCAGAAGAGGGAAAAGGAACCCAGTAGTCAACGATGTACAGATATTTCATTTGTTTTTGTAAATTACTCCTTGATTTTAGCAGTGTATTGGAAATTGGTCAACTGTCTTTGAAGTTCGCAACGAACTGAAATGAGGCGTCCATAAAGAAACTTTTGATACTCATTGTCCTCCAACAAGTTGGTAAGGTTGTCAACTTGCATCAGTGCAAAGATTAGTTTGGTTTGTTGGTCCATTTTGCCTCATCTCTTGGATGAATAACTTTGTAATAATATGTAAGTAGCAGAGAAACAAGTGCTACCAACATAAGGTAGATAAAGATTCCGACTGCTAATGTCATTTGATTTCAATACTTGGAGGTTTCTTTAGGTTCTCCATTGCTTGTTGACGATAGTGTGCTTTATACATTGCATCATCACGCTGGATTAGAAAGACATTCCATCCAAGAATTGCAATAAGAGCGAAAAAGATGTAAGAAATGTGCCTACTGTTCACGGATTACCCTCAGGCGATTTGGATTGTAACCTTCATTGATAAGAGATTCAATACGCTCAGTTGCTTGCGGCTTTGTCAGTTTAGATGCAATAGGAGTCCATCCAACGGTGCAAAATTCTTCAATTGTGTAAAGATCTTCTGTCATACTGCAAGTGCTCCAGAGGGAATTTCAACAATTTTGGGAAGTTCGAGACCAAGTGAATTGATTTCATAGCAAACCCACTTACCATTACGGAAGAGATAGTGATACTCTTCGGCATTGATGGAAAGCAGATACTCACAAAGGTCAGCATCAAGACGCGGAGGACAATCTTCACCACGCTGAGAATAATACTCAGGTCCATAAACACCCTTAACTGCACTATCATCCCAGCGAGAATCAGTCCAGCAAGAACTCATATCGCCACCATCAATCAGTTCTTCAGCAAGAGAACGTGCATTGTAATGAGTCTTCAGGATGCGACCCAACCACTCAGGATAACCGTCCCAGTGGTGATAGACAGACAGAATAGAACCATCTTTGAGTTCAAGACCGATGCGAGCACGAGTTGCCATTGGGGCGTCTGTCGATTACTCATATATTATAAGGGGTCCCCAGTGCCCTGAGATCCCCCCGTGTGCCAGTTTGAGAACTGTCTCAGCAACTATACATAAGTGCTCCGAGCCCAGCACCAAATAAAGTCCAACCGCTAGTATTTTTATAAGAGTTAGACCAACTTCCAGATGAACTGTTTCGGTTATATTTACGATTCCAACTGCCACTATTTTGCCATCCAGAACCACCAGATAGAGCACTTGCAAGACCAGCACCCATAGCTGCACCAGCGGCAGGATTACAAATCCTACGATTATAAGTTGGTTGTTGATATGTTACAGGACCTCCAGAACCACAAGAGGTAGTATAACTAACACGATTTACATAACCAGGAATATAATTTCCATACTGGTCATAATAACCAGGAACGTAATTTTCTTGATATGTCTTACAAACTTGATAGTAATTTGTTTGCTGTGCAACTGCTGAAGTAGGAACAAGAATTCCTGCAGCAATTATAGCGGTGATGACTGCTTTCATTTTGTGTGAGACTATTTTTATAATATAGCAAAAAGGAGAAATCTGTGCAACTTCTCCTGTGCCACTTATTTAACTGGAGTAGGATCTCCTTTACCTTCAAGAGATCTTACCATAAGATCAGTAAACCTTTCCATCTTTTCAAAATGAACTGATGCTGGATCATATTTAATTGCTTCTTTGAGGGCAATCAGTTCATCCCATTCTTCTTGTGTTAGATTAGGACCGCCTGATCTTGCTTGTGTCATAGATTTCTCATTGAATATAAGTTAATTATACCACTATGTATACCTATGTGATGGTTCCTTAACATTGTTTTCGGAGTGTTGTTACAGTTCTTTATGAATTAAAAAATGTATCAAATCCACCAGAATCACCGTGAATACGATTCTCAAGTTTATCCATTAAACTATCGAGACTTTGAAGTGCTTCGATCTCTTGAATGACTTTAGAAATTGTTGTGCAAACTACTGGTCGTTCTTGACGAGCTGCGAATGCCAAAGCATTTCTTAGACTTTGTTCTGCTTCCTTTAGACTTTCTTCTACAGATTTACTTAGAGCCATTTACTTTCCTCATTTCAAAACTACCATCATTGCGATCAATCCATTCTACAGTATCACCCTCTTTAAGTCCGGCAATTTGAAGTAAATCATCAGGCAACTCAATATAACAATCTCCAGTCAATCCATCAACTTGAGTAGAAAGTTGCCACTTTACAACTTTGTCATTGTTAACTCTCAAATATTCTTCGTGACTTGATTCCCAAAAGTCACTCCAAGCATCTTGGCATTCGGGTGAAGAATTATTCGCATCACAACTCAAGATTTTATTTAAATAATCATCATACTTGTTATTGTCAACACCACTATTCAAAAGTCCAAGAAGTTCATTTGCACGACTTGCTTGATCTTTATGATAATAATAACTTTCTTTTACCACACCAACAATTACATCATAAATCTCCTGCGGTGTTGCTCCACTCGCAGACATTGCATCGTTTAGCCAATTCTCAAGATTTTCAAGCGAATATTTTTTGTAGTCCATTGATGTTGATGAATTTTTTTTTAATTTTACCAATGAAATTTCAATTAGTCAATAGTTTTATTGATATGATTCTCTATTACAAGCATATCAACACGAGCATCTAAAGAGTTTTCGAGACGATAAAGTTCATTAGTTAATGAAATATTTTCATCCTCAAGTTTAAGTATTCTTTCTTCAAGTTCTTCAATTTTTTCAGCAACAGATTTAGTCACCCAGTTATCATCAAAGCAAGTAATTGTAGAACTAAAGTTAAAGATACTATCCAACCATTTTTTCATCCATAATCTCCCTAAAATATCTTTGATACGCCATAAATCTTTGAAGTGATGGTTTAACCTCAAGGCTTTCACAGCACCTTATGTATGAGATAAATTCATACCGAGGTGCTGTAGGATCAGTGTCACTCATTCAGATTTTCTTCCTCCGCAGTCATTGCTTCAATCTCTTCATCAAGATACTGTTCAGCATCAGGATTCTCACATCGTGCAAGTTTTGCTTTCAGGTCACGAACTTGCTTTTCCAGTTCATAATTCTTATTCTCCAGAGGAATGACTTTGCTTCTATATTCTTCTGCAAGAAACAAGTCATACTCATCAGCAACTTTCTTCATATCCTCAAAACTACGCATATCATTAAATGCAAGAGCACAAGCACCTTTCATAATACCTTGCTCACAATGTCCCATCGTGCGAGCAATCGTTCCAAAGAAGCGGAACAATTGAATACTGTTGAGGTCTTCAGTAGGAATTTCAAAGGTATAATGCTCTTCCGGAAGTGTCTCATCATCATAAACACCATACCCATTAGAGGTCCATTCGGTGTCAAAAGAAACTTTGAGTCGTGCTTTGTAGGTCATTGGTATGAATTTATATGTACCTACTATAAAACCTCCTGACTACAAAGTCAAGAGGTAGTGGACAGTTTACTTTTTGTCTTTTAGTTCTTTCATCAGTTCTTCTGCCATCCTCATAGATTTTCTTTTCATTCGATATGCTACGATTGGATTTGCAGGATTATTTTTTAACCACCAATAAAAAATTGCCCACTTGATCTGCAACTGTTTACCAAGAATTATAATGTACTTGGCGAAACTTTGATCAGTAACAATAAAATATGCAAGAATACAAAATATAGTCAGATATGTATAATATGAGGTCATTGAATAGGCCTCTTAGTGTATAGGTATTCTATAAGATCAAGTTTGATCTCATCAAGTTCTTTTTCACATCCAAGATGTTTTGCCAATTCTCTAATGTCGCTGTGATGTTTTTGGAGATCTTCCAGCATTAAATCGATTGCTGATCTATATACACTCATTTCTTTTTCTCCTGAACAACAATTACTGGACATCTAGGGATAACATTGCGAATTTCTTGTACGATTTCGGTTTTTTGAACCTCAGTCAGTCCAATAACCCTATGTATTTTGTTTATTATCGCAAAGGCTTGCGAACAAGAAATCACGGTTGAAAGTAAAACAACCATAACTTTCCTTTATTCTATTACTATTTAATACAGTTTATAAAATTTTAATAATTAGTCCCAACTTACATTTTGTACTAGGAATCCAGGCATTACATATGTCCAGACACCAAGTTCCTGAACACCACCAACTTTATAATCCCACTTATATTCAAATTGATTATGACTATCCCAAGTCATATAACCTTTCTCTTTATCAAATCGTCCTTTGATTGTTAGTCGATGTTTATTGGAATAAATGTTACGAGTTCGAAGTGCTCCACCTTTTTCACGGGTTTCAACTACTACACAAGTATCAGGATAAGTTTGAATACCTTGCTCTAGAATACAAGGAGTTTCATAACGAAATGGACGATATGTTTTAACTTCCTGTGCAAATACAGGAGAAGAGAACAAAAGTGCAGTAAGAAGAATCAGTTTTTTCATTTTACAATACTCCAATGTTCGTTACCAGTTTTTTGAACCCAAAAGCAATACTGCCTATTCAGAGAAACAAGAAACATCATATCGTCAATTTCTTGCTCTACAAGGCAAGCGTGAAATGAATTCATAATGTTCACAAAGCGATTCTTTGCCTTAGAACTCTTAGGAATTACATTTACAAATTTTTGTTTGGTTTTAATCATTGTGATTTGATTGAAACTGTATTATAAGTGATAAAGGGGTCAATTGACAAACACTGTACCAGTTTGAGGACTGGATCTATGTATTTTAATAAACTTCTGTGCTTGATTTACGGTGCTCACATCAGTCAATTGTTCTCCGTTGTAGATAATAACCAACCGTTTCCCCCAGGGTACAGCAGCGTATCCATCTTTGGTTTCAAATCCTTCTTTCATACTAGGAATTTCTCCTCATAATTCAATAGTTCTTGTGGTACGTCCAGTATATTAGACTGGACTTCTTCTGCAAGGTTCCAACGTGTTTTACCTTCAGGTCTCTGATACAATTTGATTCCCAAATAATTGTACTTCAAATTAGTGGGAACTTTGACCTGATAAGTGTTACCATCATTGGAAGTTAGTGCCGAAAGAGCTTCATTTTCCTCCTGAGTGACCACGATGGTGCGGGTGGAGTACCAGTAGACCCTCTGGAATGCCTCAAGCGAAGAAAGATGGGTTTCTGGGTTGTCCAGTATCATTCTGCAGATAAATTGGGGTGATAAGCAGTGATCTAAGACCGTTTTCCCCCTTTTTTCTTTGTTTTTAAGTGCATTCTCCGTGATAAACCCCGTTGGATTCGGGTTCCCCGCGTCAAAAACGCCAAAATAGTAGATGCGGGTGATGGGTCGGGCGAACTCGGGTTTCCCCCAGTTCCCCAGGTTGCAGCGGAGACCGTGATAGGCAGTCTCACAGTAGGGTTTCCAATCTTTCATTGCCACTTAGGTCCCTCAAACCAGCAGGTTAGACTATGGCGAACACCAGAGGTAACTGGATTCACCTGATGATACTTGAACGACGGAAAGCAGATAACAGTTCCCTGAGAACGTAGAGCGTTCTGATCAGGAATCACATCACAGTCAAAGAGTTCCAACTCTCCTCCAGTGTATTGGGTGGGATCTGTCAATTGTAGCACACACGTCAGTTTACGATGGTAGGGCGTTGGATTGACCCAGAATACATCTTGATGCTTACTGTACTTACCTTTATATTCGGAGTTGTACTCTGCAAGTTGCATCAGTTTGAGAACCTTAAGGTCAAATCCAAACCAGTAATCATTGGCCTTCTTCGCAATTTTCCACATTTCAGCGAATACATCTTGAAATTGTTCGACCTCCAACCATTTAACTTTGCTTTTTCTGATCTTTTCGTTTGCAGGAATGCCATCTACTCCCAGAGCACCGTCACTCAGGGGTAGATTTTTAGACCTTTCTAGAATAATCTGACAATCAGATGCACTGAAGTGATTCTCAAAGCAACACCATTCACCCCTCATAATCACCTCCGAATGGTAGAAACAGCAACATCGCCCTGCTCAAAGATAATGTCCACAACATTCTGGATCTTCTTTGCAGCGTTGGCAGTAGACTTGGAGAACACAGGGCAGATCACCAGACCATAAGATTTGGTGTATTCCTGCAGGTTACCAGCAGCAATCTGACCGTTACTAATACCAGCAGCATCATCAGGATGCAGACGAAGAGTACGGCCAACAGTCTGACCGATACCAACAATGTCCATATCGCGCATAAAGACCACTGCCTCCAGTGCAGCGATGTTGATACCCTCAGCAAGAATGCTGTGATGAAGAACCACAAACTTCTTGTCAGGATTGCGACCCCAGGCATTCAGAGTGTCAAAGAACACCTCACGGTTCACTTTGTTACCGTCGATGAATGCACCGTGCTTAGAAGTAATGTGCATCACAGAATAACCTTGCAGAGCAAGAACGTGAGCAAAGTCAGTCTCAGACAGCAGATTGATGATGTGCTTGGTTGCCTTGGCACAAATCAGAATCTTGTTGACAGGATTCTCCTCCAGAACTTCCAGAAGATTGTCACGGTCACGCTGAGCGATGTTGTCACCTTTCTGAACCATCTGCAGTTGCTTAGCAACAACCTTAGGAGGAATGATGTAACCACCATTCACAAGTTCAGGAGCAGGAACTTTGGCAATGATCTGACCATAGACTTCGGTCAGATTCATACCAGGCTTGGAGATGGTGGCAGAATACTTAGGAGTTGCAGTGAAGAAGTAGCAACGCTTTGCTTCCTGACTGAAATACTCAACAGCAGGAAAGAAGTGGCGTTGAACGCTGTTGTGTGCCTCATCGAAGTAAATCGTATCTACATCAATTCCTGCCTTGGCAAGTTGACCAAGAGAGTTGTAAGTGGTGAAGATCAGTTTGTGTTTGGGAGCATCAGGATTGAATGCACAAGTCACAATTTGATTCCAGTGCTGAATCTCAGAGGGTTTCGTGGTGCTGAAGTGATGAGTCTCACCACTGTGAACGTGCAGAACAGCAACGTTAGTGATAAACTCAAGGTACTCAGAAGACAGCTGCTCAGCAAGCAGAATGCGAGGAGCAACAACTACAACAGTCTTAGGAGTTTCAGATTGAAACACACGCATTGCATCAAAGATACCCACATTGGTCTTACCACCACCAGTGGGAAACACACAGATACCTTTCAGATACTTAGCAAGAGCGTCAAGTGCTTTTTGTTGGTGAGGACGCAGTTGGAACACAGGTCTCATCAGTTGAATATGGGAATATTATAACGGAAAAAGGACCCCCGCAGGAGTCCAGTGTGACAGTTTAGAAACTGGTTCAGAAAGAATCGCAGCGAGCGACAATTTGACCTTTGATTTCCTTTTCAGGAGTCAGATTACCTTTTTTACGATTAGAATTGCAAAGATTAGTGATTGCATTCACAAAGTCCTTGTTTTTGGAAGTAAAGAAAGCTTCCTCAACAATTCCTTCACAAGTCATATAATTGTTGACACGATTGCATACTTGAAGAACTTGAAGCCAAGCACCCTTAGTATCTTTAGTGCTGCCAATCACCATAGACTGTTTACGAACCTTGTTCTTGAAGTAACCTACGATAAAGTCACAAGTATCAAAGGTTTTACCAGTCTTTTCCTCATAGATAGGTACAACGACCTTATCAAAGTTGTAAAGTGCCTTGATCAGGTATGCAGAGATTTCTTTAGAATCAGACTCTTTATCCCAATTGATTTCTTCGGAAAGAGTTTTTACAATCTTCGTAAGAACATTCGGACGATCGTCGTTGTTTGCCCATCCTACAAGGCGTTCGATCTCACGAACCTTCGTGATGCAGCATTTTGCACCAGAAACAAGAGGAAATTCGTGCGAAACGGGTTGCCAAGTAAGATAAGGAATACTCAGATAGAAAGCACGAGTATTCAGAGCACTTTGCTCACCAAGTTGACAACGGTGCTCCAACTTTTCCCAATCTTTGGTAGTGTTAATCGACTTAACTTCCCGATAGAAAATATTAGAAGCTTCCAGTTCACGAGTTTTTTTAGGAACGTTCGAGTTAAAAGCAACCACACGACCTCTAATAGTCATAGTAAGGTCAGTTGAAGCGGCAATAGCCAATGCCTGCATCGTAGTGTGCTGCTTTTTGGTTACTTGAAACTTACCAGTTCTTTCGTCAAAGATAAAAACAGGAGTTTCGGATTCTTGAAAATTAACTTTAAACTTATAGTTTTTGAAGTTTTCTTCACAAAAATCAGGTTGAATCAAACGAATCTGTCCCTGTGCATACTCAATAAGGTTGGCAGGAACTGCAACAGAGAAAGTTTTCTTTTCTTCAGTCTGTTCTTTTTGTTTCTGAACAAAATCTTCTACAGAAAGAGCACATTCTCCTTCGGGATAGATTACTGCAACTTGGTCTTTATTATCT